GCCAGTCCACCGATAAAGTCCGGCATCCAACTCTCATAATCCGTAAGTGGTCCTTCATCCGGAACGGAGAAATGCAGGAAGCTCCGTATCTTATCCGCAACAGATGAAACCGCATCTCCGACCTTGCCGATCATGGACTTGATACCGTTCACGATACCGCCGATAAAATCAGCGCCCCACTGGAAAGCTTCCGATGCCAGGTTCTTCACGAAATTGATAGCCTTGTCAAATCCGCTCTTCACCGCGCCATAGATATTTCCGCAGACATTCTTGATGCCGTTCAGCATCGCATTGAACGCATTGGAAACAGCATTCTTTATGGCATTGGCCGCATTCGATACCGCAGACTTGATATTGTTCCACGCTGTCGTGACTGCATTCTTGATCCCGTTCACGATATTCGTGATCGTGGTCTTAATGCCGTTCCAGACCGTTGTTACCACGGACTTGATTGCATTCAGCACCGTTGTGATTGCGGTCTTGATACCATTCCACGCCGTACTCAGGAAGGTGGATATCGCTGTCACCACGGTCGTGATAACAGACTTGATCCCGTTCCAGATCGTCGTGAAAAAGGTTTTTATCGCATTGAACACCGTAGTCACGGTATTCTTAATTGCGTTCCAGGCATTCGTCAGGAACGTGCTAATCGCATTCACCACAGTCGTGAAGATATTCTTGATACCTTCCCAAAGCCCGGTAAAGAAATCCTTGATCGCATTCCAGACCGTAACAGCCGTGGTCTTTATTGCTTCCCATGCCGCTGTGAAGAACTCCTTCAAAGCCTCCCACACGGCAACGGCAATCTCTTTGATACTCTCCCAAAGGTCAATCCAGAACTGACGGAACTCTTCGCAGTTATTCCACAGATATATGAACGCCGCCACCAGAGCCACGATAGCCGCTATGATCAGCACATACGGATTCGCCGCACATACTGCATTGAAGGCTGCAATCACACCTTTCGCCGCATTGATCACGCCTGCCAGCTTCGGAATGATCGTCATGATCGTACCGATAGCGGATATGACTTTCCCAACGATGATCAGTACCGGACCGATAGCCGCAGCCACCAGTGCAATCGTGACAATGACTTTCCGTGTGCCTTCATCCATCGAATTGAGCCAGTCCACAAACTTCTGGATCCATCCGACAATAGTTCTGATCGCAGGCATCAACAGCTCACCGAAAGATATAGCCAGTTCCTGAAGCTGTGATTTCAGGATCGTCAGCTGACCGGCAAGATTATCATTCATGGTCTCAGCCATACCCGCAGCACAACCGTCACAGTTGTCGATTGCAGATGAAAGCTTATTGATATCCGCTTCCCCGGCGTTCATCAGAGCCAGGAAGCCTGACATCGCATTCTTTCCGACAAGGCTTTCCGCCGCAGCTGCCTTCTCAGATTCCGATAACCCCGAAAACGCAGTTCTGCAGTCAGCCAGGATATCCGACAAATCCCTCATGGAACCGTCAGCGTTCGTAGTCGCAACCGTAACTTCTCCGATAGAAGAACCGCAGATCTTCACATCCCCGGACAGATTGTTCATGATAGTTCGGAGCGCAGTACCAGCCTGAGATCCCTTGATACCTGCATTGGCCATCAGACCGATCGCTTCTGCCGTATCCTCAGCGGAGAATCCCAAAGCACCAGCAATCGGAGCGCAATACTTGAATGTCTCGCCCATCATGGAAACATTCGTATTGGCATTGCTGCTCGCAGCCGCAAGAATATCCGCAAAATGCCCGGAGTCCTTTGCCGATAATCCGAATGCCGTCAATGCATCCGTTACGATATCTGAAGTGGTCGCCAGATCCTCACCGGATGCAGCCGCAAGGTTCATTACGCCTTCGATACCGGAAAGCATATCCTCTGTCTTCCAGCCTGCCATAGCCATATAGTTCATAGCTTCAGCCGCCTCAGATGCTGAGAACTTCGTCTTGCTTCCCATCTCACGGGCTTTATCTCTCAGAGCGTCCAGGTCTTTTCCTGTTGCACCGGATACCGCTGCCACTTTACTCATAGCGGAATCAAAATCAGCGGCAGTTTTCACCGCCGCCGTACCAAGCCCAACAACACCTGCCGTAACCGGAAGAAGCTTCGTTCCGACATTGCTGATATTGTCACCAACTGTCTTCAGCTTCTCACCCTTAGCGGCGATATTCTGCAAAGCCGTTCCTGACTGCTTCGCCTGTTCCTCCAAAGATTTCAGCTTCTGTTCCGTCTCAACAATCTCACGCTGCAAACCGTCATACTGATCCTGCGTGATCGTGCCGTCCTTCAATGCCTGCTCAGCCTGTTCCGCTGCCGTCTTCAAAGTCTCCAGCTTTTCCTTCGTTTCCTTGACGGCATCCCCCAGGAGCCTGTGCTTCTGGGCAAGCAGTTCCGTATTTCCCGGATCCAGTTTTAGGAGCTTATCGACATCTTTCAGCTGGCTCTGCGTATTCCTGATCTCTGTATTTACGCCCTTTAAGGCAGTTTGTAGTTTGGTGGTATCGCCGCCGATCTCAACGGTAATACCCTGGATTCTGCCAGCCATCTATGTCCCTCCTTCCTGATTTGGGTAAAAGAAAAAGACCGGTTCCCCGATCTTTCTCAAAGTTTTTATTTGCAAATTCAGTTTTAATCTATGATTGTTCTTATTGTTTCTTCGTAATCAACATCTATTAAAGAAATCTTTTCCCCGGTTTCCTCATACCCATTGATAATATGATGATTGTCATTCTTTAGCTGATCAACTGTACAATAAGAATCATCCAGTCGTGCCTCAATATCTGATCCATGTCCTTTTATCTCATCGAAATGAGTATCTATGTACTCATCTGACATTGCCAGACAGATAAATCTAATCGACTGTAAATACTGTTCATCAAAATCTTGTCTCCAATCAAACGGTATATAGCACCCCTCGATAATAAGGTTTTGATTATTTTCGATTGCCGTTTTAATCATCTCACGTACAATAGGCCAGAGATACGCGACAAGTTCTTCATCATCTTCTGGTGTGAGATCAGTATTACCACTCCGTATCAATCCCATCTTCAAATGATCTATGGATAAATACGGGAAATCATACTTTTCAAGCATTCTCTGTGCTAGAAGAGTTTTCCCTGTATGCGATGCTCCTGTTATCAATATGATCATAGTCTTGCTTTCAACTCCGTTCTTACCTTCTCAAGATCACTGCAAGTCAAAATAGGAATCAATGCATCTATTTCCTCGATGCTTTTATCCCACCACCTGAATTTCAGCATAAGATCTATCAGTTCATCATCAAATCTCTTCCGCAACACCTTTGCTGGATTTCCCGCTATAATCGTGTACGGTTCCACATCACTACCTACAACACTATTGGCACCAATAATCGCACCGTCTCCGATACTAACTCCCGGAAGTATGACTGCGTTCTGTCCAATCCACACATCATTTCCAATTATGGTATCACCCTTCAAAGGAAGATCAGAAGCATCAGGCGGATTCATATTCCATCCTTCCAAAGTATAGAACGGAAACGTAGACACAGCATTCATCTGATGATTCGCACCGTTCATTACAATCTCAACACCAGCAGCTATCTGGCAAAACTTACCGATGATAAGTTTATCTCCATTCCACTCATAATGATGTGTAACATGACTCTCAAAATCAGAGTCGGCAATATAAGTAAAGTCTCCGACAATGATGTTAGGATTCTTTATCGTGGGCTTCACATATATTTCTTTATCATATCCTGCTATCGGATGGATGGTATTTGGATCAGGATTTTTACCATTTTTCATCACGTTCACCTCATTCATTATCAAAATGCCGTATCGTATCATATATCGACACGACACGGCTCTTTGATTATAACATGGATACGGAAAACCGTGTGTGAAAAGACTGTCAATTCTGCATCAGAACCGATCCATATCATCCTGACTTGCCAACTGATCATGCGGTTCATCATCCCTCTGAAGCTCCGTGTACATATCCAGCACAGTACCGATCGTCAGCAGATCCAGCTCGCTGATATGGATTCCCAGCTGTACACACCTCAGCAATAGCAGAGGCGTTGTCATTTCCCGGTCAGTCGCTCGAAGTTTTTTTTA